TAGTTGAACCGCTACTTGTGGTAGTTTTGGTATAGGTCTTTGTGCCCTTAGTACAAGTTATTGTTTTGTTATAAAAGCTACTATCGTAGCTGACTGTGATAGTCGCTCCTGCACCACCGCTTGAACTCATACATTGAAAATATGCCATATTTCCTCCTTAGTTACCTACTACAACAACTACCGTATACGCTACTTCCTGTGGATCAAAAGTTAAGGTTACGGTTGTTCCGCTCTGGGTTATGTTGATAGGTACAAGCCCATAAGGATTAGAGAATATGCTTATGAGCGAATTGTCATTTATGTTATCGTGGGTAAAGGTAAGGGATGTAGCTCCTATAGCCAAAGTCTGACTAAGCTTTGTCTCAATATCCGTCTTAACAAGAGTTACATTGACACCCGACTTTCCATTGACTGTCATCGGATTCCCTTGGTCGCCCTTATCTCCTTTAGGAAGAACAAAATCAAAAACCGCTGCCGTTGTTGTTCCAACATTAGTTACGGATGCAGTCTGTCCACTTGTGACATTACCAACTGCGATTGTTCCGGCATTCCCTTGGTCGCCCTTATCTCCCTGTTTCAGTACGAAATTAAGAGTAGGATAATCCGCTGTACCACCGATAGTTACATTAGGTGTATTGCCGGATGTTACTGTTCCGATAGATAATGAAGGAGTTGCTCCTGTGTCTCCTTTAGCTCCCCTAAGAGGCCCTACATTAGCCCACGCTGATTCATCGGGATTCCATAGGTAAACAACTCCTGTTTCCTCATCACCTACGAAATACGCATTACCTCTTATTCCTGTCGGATGAGCTGCTATCAATTCTTCATAGGTGTCATACTGACCTAACAGTACAAGTCCTGTTCCGGGGTCGCCTTGGTCTCCTTTAGGTAAGGTGAAATTAAATATAGCGTGAGAACTCGTACCCGAATTGATAACAGAAGCAGTCTGACCGCTTGTTACTGTACCGACTTGAATCGAAGCTGCTTCTCCGGCATCACCTTTAGGTAAAGTAATGTTGAATATAGCGTCTGTCCTTGAACCGATATTCTCAACGGCTGCTTCCTCGCCACTTTCTACATCACCGATTGTAATTGTGGCGGCATCTCCTTTATCACCCTTCTCACCTTGCTGAACATTAACAACCGTAGCGTTAGTATTCTCATCATCTCTAATCGTTACGTTGTTAGAGAACTGCAATCTTGAACGGTTAGGATAGATAGTACCGCTACCGTCAACTATTCTGTGTCCGCTTGATGCCGTACCTATGTATGTCTCTCCACCATCCCTTGACACTTCAATAGCTAAGTCGTTGTTAATCCTGATATTAGTAATGTCATCGGAACTGATTTTAGATTCAACATCAACATCGTCCAATTCATCCACAAGGTTATTAAACTTCGGGACGATAACATCAAGTGCTATTTCATCAAACTTCTCTTGCATTGCCTGTGTGGATAGATTGGGCGTATCGGGCAAACCGACTACTCCCTTATCCGCAAGGTCTTCTTGGGTTATCTTTGTAAATGCCATACTCTCACCTATCCTTTGTAATTTCCTCTTTCGGTGTACTCATTTGCTATGTTGTATATTGAAAAAGGCTCGTCTAACTCATCATTGACGAACCTTAGCCTGTATTTATCAACCCTCTTTACTCTTACTTTTGTCCTTGATATCTTCTGCGTCTTATTACCACTGAATGCCAGTTTGGAGAATATCATGTATTGGAATGAGAAGTATCTACCAAAAGAAGTATCTTTTTTAACAAACTTCCATATACCTCTGTCCATTACCCATACTTCCAAGCTAGTCGCAATGGCCGCACCGACTCTGACCGCTATGTATCGTAAAGACTTATTCTTGTAGAACAACTGACCGTCTATATCCGGCGTTTCCCACTGACAATAGATAGGCTCACCATTATCATTGTAAGAATGCTGATTCTCCTTATCCTTGTAGAATCTGCATATCTTACCGTCCTGTGTGCCGAAGTATAATCTATTCTCACGCTCCCACATATAATGTATGGGGAGGTTATCACAATAGAATCCTACATACTGCCTTGTAGAATACGGTTCGGATTTATCCGTCCTTATCGGTTGTAGTCCGTCTAATACATACAGTCTGTCATGGTCAACACTTAACAGGTACATATCATTGAAGATTATTGCAAAGGACTTTTGTAAATCCTCAAACTTCTCCTGTGTCAGTTTGCCGTTAAGATAGAATGATCTTGACTGTGCGTACTTCTCACCCGTGATATCCTGTGCCGTAACCGCATATAATCCCGAACGTGTAAGGAATAACGGCTCTGTGCAAAGATAAGCAAAAGAGTTAGTTGCTATTGCTCCTGCTCCTTGTAAGGTATTGATTATCTTAAAGCTAGGCTTATCATCAACTAAATCACCTTCTCTTAAGACGATGGATAAATCCTGTTCCATTTCATCCTTATGAGCTGCTAAGTAATTGGATATGATTGAATATCCGACTATCGCAGATCGTGACGAACCAAGTAATGAATATCCCGTATCGGGGAAATATGTACAATCCCACTGCTCCGAATACCAATCGGAATTAGGATAGTCTGGATTACCACTAACGAACAATCTGTCAAAAGCTCCGTTGACACCGAATCTTGTACCGAATGTACACTTATTGATTCTGTCAGCGTAACCTTCTACTGTTCTGTATGCCTGTATCTTTACATTGTCTTCACCATTTAACGGACTCTTACCGGGGGCTGTTGAGAATGTCACAACTCCTGTTGTTCTATTAACAGTGAAGTCTGTACCTTCCGTCTTCTCTACCCAGTCGCCATTATCATTAAGCAACCACGCCTTAACCGTTGTTGAATCCAAGTCACCGAATGTCAGATAGAACTCCGTTGCTGTCTTTGTTTCTTCGGTAACTGTAAATAACTCAATAAAAGCAGGATTAAGAAGATTGATAGCTTCGTATTCTGTTCCACCGCCTGTTGGCTCTTTGGAGATAGTAAGTGTCGGTATGTATGAGTTACGGGAACATAAATCCAATGTTTCACCATCATACTTAAGCATCGCCTTACCATCCATGATGTAAAGGTTGGTGTTGAACTGCCAAGAATGTGATATGGCATCATTAGCACCTTCGTATATTACCTCATCATCCTTGTACATCTTTGTTCCAACATGGTAGATTTCCGTATCATCTTCCCTACGATAATGAACACCATTGATATTTCCACCGTCTTCAAAGGTCTTGATAACCTCATATCCCATTCTTTTCCTTATCTTATCAGGAACATCACGAATCATATTGATTGCATTGGGACTCTTGTTATCGTCTATATTTGCAGGACTATTAGAAAAGTCCACACCCTTGAACTCATTTATCTGATATACCGATTTTTCGGGACTCTTAGGAACACTGAATGAAACAGGCATTAAATCCACCCACTTTCACTTGTAACTCGCTCTGCTTTACCACTAGGCTGTGAGTTTTGCAGTCTTTCAAAGGCTACCTCAAACTCATTCCTGTACTGTGTAGCAATAGCAACATCATCATCCTTGTATAACTGTGAAGCCATATATAACGGCAATAAAGCAACTACTTCTCTGTCTAAAGGTAACTCGTAGTCATCCTCTGTTCCGGCTGTGATAGTAACAGGCAAAGCATTGTAGTATATAATGTAATTGCCCGATATTCCGCTATCCAACACAAGAACCTTGTCACCTTCTTGGTATACTTCATCCGTCTTAATATATCTGGGATTCTCGCCCTCAAAATATATCGAATTGACAGAATAGAAGTCATCAACGATATCCGTAGCCTTGTAGCGTATCTTCTCCGCATACATGGGTACTTCTTCTACTGCATCGTACTTAGCTTCATACAATGCTATATTCTTAACTGCATAGGGATATTCTGACTTGAATGATATAGTCACTGTATGTCCGTCTGGATTAGTCACTATACCCTTAATAGACTCATACTTATGTACATCATCTATCTCGTATGTCTCTACGGCTATTTCATCCAAGATAATTTCTACCGTACACTTTCCCGTTACCTCGAAACAATATGACCTTGCACCTTCTGCATCAAAGCTCATATCTCCACTTATCACGGAATGAATAGATGATGCGCTATAATCCGTCAATAGATTCTTAATCGGATTAACAGCTATTGAAAACTCCTTGACAAGAAACTTCCCCGCAGTCGAAAGCATTAAGATACCTTCGTTAGCCGCATAGGGCATTGCTGCTAAATAGTCTCTTGTACTATCATCGGATGGAATCGTTGCTCCATCCGCACTAAACATCTTTTGAATTGTCGCTAACTTGATATCTTTCCATGTCATATTACAGTCCTAACTTGGCAATGATTGCCCTTTTCATCTCTGTACCTGTTCCTACTTCAAGCCCTAACTCCTTGCATACTTCTTCAAGCTTGAAATTAGGCATCCTGTTTATCTGTGTCTTGGAATAATTTACAGACTCATTTGGAATTTTTTCGGGTTCGTCCTCTAAATGGCTCGGTTGAGCCTTCTCTTCAACAGGCAAATCCGATTTTTTTACAACCGAATCCGTAATTCTTGTAGATATGTACCCTTCCGGCACTATCTCTTTAACCTTAAATCTATATCCACCATCTGTGAATGTATCACCTATCTTCAAATTCTTTGGAATCATCTCTATCTCCTTTTGAGAGGAGGAGGGGCGCATTACACGCCCACTCCAATATTGAAAGGAACTGTTATGACAGTGTTATACCGTCCTTAGCACCGCCCATGATGAAAGCAGCCCAGTTGTTGAAGCCTACTGACATACGAGCACGGCCTGACCAGTTAAGATCAAAGGTATTCTCATCGACCCAATCCTTCATTGTAAGAGGTACTCTGTCATAGAACATAGCACTCTGAAGCTCCTTGTTAGCTTCGCTTGACATAAGGATGTAAGGCGCATCACCGCCTGCTGACCATCTGTGATCTATAATCAACTTCCAAAGTCCCTTCTGGGTATTGATATCGTTGAAATCAGAACCAACTGTAAGGTCAGACTTGATGATCTTTCTGATTGTATCTTCAAGTGCAGGTGCGTCACCGGGAATTATAATCGTATCAAACGTATATCCCATTACATTGCCGGAAGCATTCTTGAAGTTACGACCGATATTAGCAAGCCTATTAAGCATTACTGAATCAGTACCAAACGCATTAGTGAATACGTTAGCCTGTGTTCCTGCCTTAGATACAAAAGGATGGTCTGTAGCAAAGAGTGCCTTGCCATCGCCTGTTGTCTTATCAAGAGTCTTGCCACCGAACTTAACCTGTGCACCTTCTGTAGTAAGCATATCTGATGCATACTGTGCTCTTGTTCTCTTGTAAGCACGAACAAAGTTAGCTGCCGCAACTTTCATTGAGTTGATATCGCCATCCTCGTTCATCTCTGCTGTGCAAGTGAACTTCTTGATAAACTGATAGTGCTGAATCAGCTTAGAGAATCCCTGCTGAATATCATCCTGGATCGCTGCATCACCTTCATCAACGATTGAGAAGTTACCCATCTCTGTAAGGCTTGAAAGCTTCTCTGCATACTTGTCAGACTTCTCTACATTGTAGATGGCATTGACAAGCTCATCGTCATTGTTCTTCTCGTTATCTGTGTCCTGCAATACCGCACGGACAATCTGATCGTTAACCTTCCAAAGGTCGTCATTAAGACCACTATTCTTAGCAAATTTAATAGCCATTGTGCTTACCTCCTTAGAATCTTACAATTACTTCATCGCCTACTGCTGATCCGGCAACTGAAACAACCTCTGCAACGCCTGATGTAGTTGTTGCTGTTACCTCTGTTGCGCTTGAAAGAGTTACCTTAGCACCAACGGTAAGAGTACCTGCTGTTGAAAGGGTGGTCTTCCATTCCTGATTAGACTCAACCTGATATACAGAAAGCTCATCTGCTCCTGTAGCCTTCTCTGCTGAAATGTATTCGGGCTTGTCTGTAGAACCTGCCTTGGCAAGCTTGCCTGCTGTCATAATGAGTGCATCGCCTACTTCGTAAGCAACGCTAGTATTAGCTGCTACCTGCTTAGTTGTGGGTGCAGCGTAGTTATTGTTTGCTCTGTGAAAACCAAACATTTTTCTACCTCCTTAAAGTGTTGAATTGTACTTTTTTCTTAACTCTGCGGCACTTGCATGAGGGAAAGCCCTCTTCCACTGTGCCAATTCGTTCTGTGGTATCTCCACTTCGTTGTCATCCGCACCGGCTAAACTGTCGGTTGAATTAAGATGTGCAGTACCATTGATGCTGTTCAATGCCGCTTGCTTTGCGCCTGCTGCTTTTCCTGCCATAAGATCATCAAAATTAGATATCTTGTAGGCATCTGCAAGGCTTAAACCACTCCTGACAAGCCCTATCATCTGCTGTGCATTAGGTAAGTCCATAACATCCTCAACTGTCTTAAGGTTGGGATTAAGACCGCTTATGACCTTCATGCTCTCTGCGATAGAACTCTCTATCTGACTTTGCTGTGCCTGTTGCATAACAGCCTGTGCCTGCTGAACTAAAGGATTGTTCTCGACTTGGCGATTTACCATGTCCTCAAACATCTTTGGGTCAATACCCTTGCTCTGTAGCTCTGCATCACGTTTAAGCTTCTCCTGTGCATCCAAGGCATCAAGATAATCCTTCTGCGATCTGATAGGCTGATGAGTTATAGGATTCTCGTAATCCTTGAATCTGTTTGCAAACTCTGCGTCCATCGCTTGCAATTTCTGATTAAACTCTGCTTCGGCTTTTCTCCTTGCTGCTGCAAATCTTGCGTTATCCTCTGCGGACTGAACATTTGAGTCACTAGACTCGGAGGAATTATCCTCTGTGGAAGTAGACGATTCTTCCGTAGATGCGTCTGTCTCTGTCGGTTCGGCGGCTTCCGACACTTCTGCGCCTGCTCCTTCCTCTGCAAAAAACTGTAGATTAAGGTCTAAAAGATTGTTTTTCATTCGATTTCTCCTTTGATTTTTGCGCTTTTCTTTGCGATTTATTGCATTAAAAAAACACCCTTATGGATGCTTTCAACTGCCTTACTCGGCTTCTACGTTATTTATGGGATTCCTTATAGTGTCCACAACCTTATCATAATTAGGGCACTGCTTACTCCGGCACCTTAATTCCTGTTCAAGGACTATCTTAGGATTACCGTCATCATCCGATGAGACCTTGTATATCGGGTGGGACAGTCCCATCTCCACTTGGCATAGGGGGCATTTCATTTTGCATTCCTTTCTGCTCATCAATACGAGCCTGTATATCATCCTTAACTGTCTTAGCATTCGGATATCCGTTCTTCTCCATCAATGTCCAATACAGAAGTGCGGTCTGTAAATCACCAACCATACCAAAAGCACCGCTTTGTAGCTTAAGGTCTATCTGCTGCCACATTGCTTCTCTGTTGGTCATAATAGTAGAAGTCGGATCTACATCAAACTTAAACTCATCATTCCAATAGTATTCTCCGGCATCATCACGCTTAAGGAACTTGTATCTGTCAAACGCCTGATATTCCTTTGAACCATCTGACCTCTCACCGCTAATAGGCATTGGAGTATCAGAATATGCCAATGCAAACTTGAACATCATCTCGTAAAGCTCTGCATAGGCCGCATTCTTCATTACACGCTTAGACTCTAATCGACCTGCTGCCTGATTGATTGAGTACTGTTTAGCAGAACCAGAACGTGCAGAAGCATCATACTTACCTTGGTAAGCATCGGTAATACCCAGAGCAGACTGTGCATATGAGTAATTCTGCTGTAGCATCGTAACATCCTGTCCTACATCGGCCTGTGTAGTAGCAACGCCTATCATGTTGAAGTTGGATTGATCGCATCTGACTACTTTGTATTCACCGTCAGAAGTTTCAACCTCTAATCCTTTGGGTAGTTTAAGGTAAGAACCACCCATAAGAATCTTCTCTTGAATCTTAGAACCTATCTTTGTAACCGCATCCTGCTGATCTTGAATAACATCTACATCGGAACATCCTAACAATTTGTTGTACTTAGATACATTCTTTCTAAGGACGATCGGTAAAACATTGGGTTTATAGAACGGAATCTTGGTATTCCTTGTCTCTGTTGTCATAAACGGTACACCCATTTCATTCATTGCCGGATTACCGTCCAGATCGAGTATCGGTACTTCTTCTTCGTATGTAGCAGGTATTACTTCGCCAAAAGTAACTATATCTTCGGTGATTGTTTCATAATCCTGTGTTTCTTCTTTGAACTTCTTAGAACCACACTCACATACATCACCTGTCTTGGGCTTACCACACTTAGCACATACCATAAGTTTGCGCTTCTGGTAGTCCTCCATATCCTCTAGGACATAATCATCACACCACACAAATAGCCCTATACCACCCTTTTTATTGCGGTAATATGCCTGTGTAACCGTTGCTATGTCATCAAGGTATGAATTAGTACCATCCTGTGTGTATTGATTGTCTACGCTTGCAGAATCAACATCTACGCCATACTTCTTCTTAATGAACTGCTTACTCATATTGTGCTGAATGAATATGTAGTCCATTTTCTCTAACTCCATAACACCCGGCTGTGGAATTACCTGTCTCGGATGCCTAAGAGTTATGGCTATATCACCATGAGTTGTGTGAGTATTCTTAGAAGAATCCCATTCTATGTGGAAAAAGTCACCGCCTTGAACGAATGTTGTACGCTCATCCTGGTCATTTATCAGCTCTGCGTGTATTTTAAGCATTTCATTGGTCAAAAATGCTTCAATGATCTTAGCTGCTTCCTCATCTTCTTCGTGAATTGGGATAACTCTGGGTGAAGGTACAGAAGAATCGACCTGTGATTCTATCAATTCATAGGTAATATTACGAACATTGACCGCTAATTTTGAAGCTGCACGGTTGGAATTAGGATTTTTTGCCACTTTGCGTGTACCATTGTACAATTCATCCCTTCTGGTGATAGAAGAAAGCTCGTCACTATACGCCATGCGTGCTCTTTCCAACTTTGTTTTCCATTTATTCAGCTTTTTGGTCTGTTCGGGGTTCGTTATTGCAGTAACCGCTTTGTCCATAATCTTCTTAAACCTCATTTTGGCTCTCCCCATATTTCAATGAGATGCCTTTTGTCATCTTCATTTGCGTTTTTATAGTCTTCCCACATATCTTCTGTCCACTTTTTAGAGGACTTTACACCTAAAACCTCTGCCGGAAGTGTCCAATACACGCAGAAATACCTTATTCCATCAACTGCGTGTGTCAAATTATGTGGCATTTTCGCATATACATTGGGTTTGTGCTCGTCTACTTGGATTTTTGTAATGGAATCAAACAAGTTTGGAGCGCAATTATTAAGGATGGTCAAACGTGATTGTTCGCCATCCTTGTGATATACCCATTCTTTTATTCTCATACACCCGTTAAATAGATTGTTATCTACTTTAACTAGGTCAATACCGTGTTCGTGGAACACATCTGCCGTAGATTTACCTGTAGCAGACTGTCTGTTCCATAAATCGGGTGGTGCTAAGAACAATTCTATATGTTCACCACTCGATAAGTCTCTTACTATATCCGCAGCTTGCATTGCGTTCAAATTAGGCTCGTAGTATTCACGATAAATCTGTGCGTGATAATTCTTGTCTATCTGAATCCAATAACAAGCGAACATATCAAAGCCGTAGTCAAACGCTACATATCGCTTAAGATTACCTTCAAGCGGTGTCTTAGTTATGATCGACTGCCTTGTTATCTCCGGGAAGAATGCTCCACCGGCAACAGATAATGCTTCTTCTACTGTAGCAGGATATTCTTGTGTGATATCTCCACCCATTTGCAACCGAGTATTCTCGTACCATTCTTCATTACGATTAGGATCAGCCATCCAAGGAATGAAGATTTTGTTAAAGCCATTGTCCTTCTCGGTATATTTTGTCTCAAACAAAGAACCTCGTATGTTAGTTGATAATCCGATAAACTTACCACCATTGGGACGGTTTATTGCCGGTACCGCAGAAGTCCATATCTGTTCAGCCCATTGTTGGAAAGCCCATTCATCAAAGATTAGTAAATCCGCTGTGAATGATCGTACTGAATCAGGACTACTAGGAAACGCCTTAAAAATACTCACTAATCCATCAGGATGATAGACAGTGAGTGACATTGCCGTGGCTTCAAAGGTTATTCCCTTCCACCCGTTTACATTCTTCTTGTCTCTGATTAGTGATGGCATATTGTTAAATTCCACCGCTAATCGCCTTACTAACTCTTTTGCTTCTTCCTCTGTTCTTGATAGACCAATTACTGTTCTACCAGAGCGAAGCAATAATACCGATGACGCATAACTGATTACTAGCCATGTTATTCCAAGCTGACGGGCTTTCATAATGATGTTCCGTCTATGCTCGTGGATTGATAATAACGCTTCTTCCTGTGCAGGCCACATATCAAACGGCTGTATCAATTCCTCTGCGTCTTTATCCTCATATACGCAATAGGTTCTCACATAATATGCTATGTCATTCCTACAGTGCTCATACTCAAGGTCACGGGACAAGTGCATAAGCTCAATCTCATTCATCCCGTTTATTCTCTCTTTCGTTATCCCTCTACCTTCTAGGTAGTCTCTTACCCATTTTTCCATTTTTTATAAAAATTTGCGAGAGTGCATATACTAGGGGCGTGCGACCTCGGTGGGCGCATAGGGGTGGTCGCCGGTATTCTTCCGCTACGATCCGCAATATATACAGCGAAGGAATAAAAAAAGAAAAAGAGTGTGTATATATATCTACGGTGTAAGGAATATATATATCTGTGGTCAACCTGATCTATACCAGAATCAATTACAACTATTCGTTAAACAATTCTTTTCTGCATAGTTGAACAGGCTTCTAACATTGATAAATACTGCATTGATACTGATTGCGTATAATGTAGTAGTTTACATAATAACCTATCCTGTTAACGCTCTGCGTAGATTCTCCATTGCTTGCTTGTCTTCCTTGGTCACTATCTCTTGGCTGATCTCTTGCTTGACTGTTGGCTGTTCTCCTATTGTATCTCGTAATAACTGCATGGCTTTCTCTGATCCGTTCATGGCTTCTCTTAACATTGCAGCTATAACGGCAGACTGCATTGTATAATCACCATTAAGAGTTGATATATCTATACCGTAGTTCTCTATTTGTTCCGGGCTTAGTTCCTGGCTTAACATTGATAAGATAGTCTCTCTCATTGTCTTCCTTGCTTTTGCTTTTGCCCCAGATTTTAAACCGCCCTGTCTACCTCTCTCTCTTGCTTCTTCCTTGGTGGTTACAGGTCTTAAGTTTTGAATATTAATAACTCTATTATCTTTAACAATAGGATGCTTATAAGGATTACTATCTGTTGTACTGTTGTTATCTGATCTATTGCCTATACTGTCAGATGTTGTATTCTGTCTGTTACTCTTAGAAGTCTTAACCAGATCATTAACGGCTTTAGAATCTAATATACTCTTGGCCTGTGATTTGGTATTCTGTTTAGGTGTATTCTGTTTAGGCTGATTAAATATATTGTTCCTTGCCATTTTGTTCTATGCTCCTGATCTTGTTCTATCTGTTGGAATAATTAAAGCCGTAACGGATTTATATATATATCTCTCGTTTCGGCTTCTCATGCTACTACAATATCACATAAATAGTGTCATTTGTTGTCACATTGGGTAAACTTTGGGGAAATATTGTATACTATATCATACATTTTCTGATTGTCTCCGCTTCTCTTCTTATATATTCCCGTGATCGGCTCCGGATATTTTCGGCGGCGTTTATTCGTATATAGTAAAAGTCGTAATGCGTATTATGCAATATGCACAAAAACATTATGCGCATTTTGGTTATTTTGTATATTGCATCATTATGCGCATAATGGTATTATACAATCAAGCAAGGCAAGCAACACCCCCGAAGCACTAGCCGGAATGGTTGAAGCAATCGGAACGGATAGCGAAGGAAGACAGCGAGCCACCAACTATAAATTGATTGACCTGCACCAGGCAGGAGAACAGGAGCGAAACATGACAAACAACATGATCATCTTTTATGAATCACAGGAACTCGCCGAGGCTGGCATAATCGACTACACCGGGCGCACTATTATAGTAGAACTTCCCGACGGTTCCAAAATGGAAGCAAAGGAGACCGAAGCAATACATACTTTTCAGGAATGGAAGCGCGCCGGCTTCATGGTACAGAAGGGACAGAAGGCAATAGCTAAAATTGCAATATGGAATTTTACCGACAAAGCAAGCAAGGCGACCAAGGCAGCAAGAGAGGCAGCCGGAGCCGATACAGAGAAACCAGATCCTCATTATTACATGAAGGAATCAGCTTTTTTTAAGGCCTCACAGGTTGCACCAATAGAAGCATAAACACAAGGCGAGCCGGCAACGCCTAAACCGGCACCAAATAAAAAAGAGAGGAATATATATAGAAAGGAGAATAAACAATGTTAAAGAACGGAAGCAAGATATCAGTACATTTTATAAACCACTGGAACTATAGAGTCCCGACAGAGGATGAGACAGGCTACACCGGGCAGACTTTCATAGTAAAGACGGAGAACGGAAAACAAGGCTTTGATGGCAACACAAGCCGCAGCCCGTACACCTGCAGAGGCGAGTTATTCACACCATTTAGTACTTACTCATGGACGGTTATTTTCAAGGACGTAGACACAGGAAAGTTATACAGATATAGCAACATAATACAAGGACTTGAGGACGTAACCGAGAACAAAGACGGATATATAGATCAAATCAAGTGGTTATCATAACAACACGCCGACCGGCAGCGGCTAATCTGCCGGAGAAAGAAGGAAAACATGGGAAACTATTTATTAAATAATGAGACATTAAAAATCGAGCTGCATTTTGACAAGGCCGAGTATATAAACCTTGACGACACAACAAAGAAGGCGATCAAAAGCAATTTTCTATTCAGCCGCTACAATAGCGCATGGGTGAGCCGTTGCAAGTGGCCGCACACAGGCCACGCCGAGGACATAGCGAAGAGAATCGGCCTTGAAAACGCCGGCACACAAGGCGAAATGCTTTCATTCGAAGAGCAGCAGGAGCGCAAGGCAGAACGCGCCGAGAGACGCGCGGAGCGCTACGAATACAAGAGCGACAAGGCCTATAAAGAAGGCGAACGCCTGCAGGCACCTATAGAAAGAATGCATGGAGACATAGCTTTTTTCACTCAGCCCAATATAAACACAAGCGCCGGACGAGCTTTTACAAGGCAGCGCAACCGCATGTGGGATGCATGGGAAAGAGGTTTTGAGGAGTTCAAAAAAAGCAACTACTACAAAGAGGCCGCCGAGGCAGCAAGACGCACAGCGCAGAAGCCTAATGACATAGGATTTTGTGAGCGTAGAATCAAAGAAGCCGAAAAGGATATCCGGGCACAAAAGAAAAACATCAATACATGGTATCAGCCGAGACTTGACAAGATCAACAACGGCGAAAAGGTATACAACGCATACACACATGAAGAGATAACCGCCGATGAAGTTATGGAACAGATCGACCGCGCGGAGCTTATAATCGAACAGGCAATCTCGAAAATAGCATACTATACGCAGTGTATCGAGGATCT